CGCCGATAGGAATTTTTTGCGAAGGATCATAGCCACTTGAAAATTGAACTGTTCCATCAATCAATATCTTAGAACCATTTATTCTTAATCCTTCTGTGCTCGCATTTATTGAAGCAATAACATTCGTTGTTTGAACTGGTGTAAAATTCAAATGCGATAATGTAATTGTCCCAGTTGTAATCTTTGAACCATTTATTGTAGTAGTTCCACTATTAATTGTCTGAGCCAAATTTAAGCCGTTACTAAAAGTAGTATTTCCTGTTATATTTAATTTGCTTGAACTAATTGATATTGTTTCAGGGGATAAATTAATCTGTGATATAACACTGTCTTTTCTTACTCTTAGATTCAAATTATTTGCTGTTTGAGTAATTTGAGATTGTAAAGTATTATCTGCATTAGTTCTATTAGTTACTTCTGTAGTTATTGCATTTGCATTTATTGTTATATTAGCCTCTGCGGTTGATAATCTATTATTCAAGCTATCTGCATAAGTCTTATTTGCTTTTAATGTTATTGCATTTGCATTTTGCTGAATTTGTGTTGTATGAGTAGCTACAGTATTGCTTAAATTATTAAAATCAGTTAAAGATACTTTTGTATTTAGTGCATCTTCAATTGTTTGTGATAACGTTGAAAGATAAAATCTGCCTTTCAAATATACATTCTGAGCATAAAGTCCATAACCACTTAATGCCCCAAATGTTGCATCAGTTATACCTGAAAGATTACCATATCGTGCTTTTGTTTTTGTTGATGAACTCCATGCACTCCAGCTATTTACACCATTAATAATGTCTATAAAAGGCGCATAAGCATCTGAAGTAACTGTATAAACTAATCCTTGTCTTGCTGTATTTGTTGTATTGCCAATGCGAACAAATGTATCGCCTTTCTGTGCGGTGCCGGAATTATAAGATACAGTTATAGTTCTGCCACTTACAGAAGTAACAGTTGCTTGCACTTGTCTAATAGTAGTTCCTGCATTATCCCAGCTTTGTGCTATAATTAAATCATTTATTGAGAAAGGACAAACATTATGATTCGATGGATCCTCAAATGTTATTTGATTGCCACTCACACTTTCTACTTTTGCTGCGTCACTTGTAATAACATTGCCATTTGTTGCTCTTATCTGGTTAAGTAATAATTCATAAACCGACATTGTGCCACGAACTGTTAAATTATCAACTTCAAAGTAACTCTTACCAGATTGAGCTATACCATAATCAAGTCTCCAACCACTACCAGCCCAGCCAGAAACAAAATTATTATAAAGTGATCTATTGCCATATTGTTGAATATCACCATAAAAATAATTTGTCCCAGTACCTTGTTGATTTATAATTCCACTTAAATTAATATTAACAAATTGTGGTGATGCAGTTGTTCTAATATCTTGTGGTGTATCAATTGTGATTGAACTTCCTAATGTGAATGGAGTTGTAATAATAACTCCATTATTGCTATTTGCAATAATATTATTAGCTGTAAGCTGGTCTGATACAATTGAAAAATGACTTGAATTATAATTCAAATTGATTGTTGTAGAACCACCAAGACTTAAACTGCCACCACCAGTAAGTCCATCTCCCGCACTTATTGTAAAATTATTTGCTGTAAGTTGATTTGATAATACAGAAAAATGAGTTGTATTATATAATAATGATAATGTTCTATCAGAACTTAAGTTAGCTGATGATAAACCATCAATCCTTAGTGGAGCTGTAGTTGATAATATTCTCGAAGTTCTTACTACAGTATTAGTATCAACACTCCATGCCCATTTCCATTGCCAGCCATTATTATAATATAAAAATCGATTATTAGTAGGTGCAACGATGAATCCTGTTGAATCTTGAGATATTTGATATAAGATTTTGTTCGCAGCCCCGCCAATTATATTAAATGCTCTTCTTACACTATCAGTTTTAGATAAAACGTAATTATAATCAAGTAGTTTTGTTTCTATACCGTTAATATTTACTCTAACAAAATTGCTATCATCATCCGGATATAATAAAATATATCTATCATTTCCTATACGCCATTTTGGTGCAGATGTCCCATCTGCATCGATATAATTTTGTGCAGTAATTATTTGTGTAAAAAATAATAGTAAAATAATTAATAATTTTTTCATGCTCGCACCATTTTTTTAATAATTAATGTCCCCTGGCCTGTTGTTGGAGTTTGATTTCCAGGTGTCCATTCAAGATAAATTGTATCTGGAGTATTATATTTTTTTACCTTTCTTATTGTTTGTGGATTAATAATTTGTCTAAATTTTCCCATAATTTTATCAATAGTAACAAGTGTTTCATTCCCATCGAATATTCTAAAATTACTTATTTCATTTTGTCCAAATGGAACATCAACTTGAATAATAAATTCATCAAGCCATTCATCTGCATTCATCTCTGCAATTGCAATAGCACCTTGCCCAATTTGTTCATAATTTAATGATACTTGACCAGGAATTACTTTCATACTTATATAAGCAATTGGTACTGTAATTACTTCACCTTTACTCGTATTATCAATTTCTTTCGATGTTGTCTGTAACCTTATTGCTTCAATTTTTGTTGTCTCTTCATCCCAGTTTTTTTCTTGCCCGATTTTAACAAAATTATAACCATTATATTCGAACCCTTTCATAAAATCATAATTAAGTCCATCTACTTTGAATTCATAAACAGGCATTTGATATAAAAGACCACGTAATGTATAATAATATTCAGCTAGATAATGAGCTAATCCAAGATAACCAGGTTCTGGAGGGTTCCAAAGCAATGTTTGAAAATTCATTAATGGATTTTTTACCCCATAAATTGAATAGTATGCATTTGATACGCCTTGTATTGCTGCACGTAAGTTAGACGCTACATCCCATGGACCACTTAAAGCTTGATTCAGATAGTCTGCTACAGTAATAATTGTTTTTTCAAGCCCATTTTTACCTCTTACTTTTTCAAATAGTCCGTGTGGGGCAAAATTATTAGGAGAAAATTTTGATAATACATATCTATTTAATTGTCCTGTATCTTGTTTATAAAAGTCACTATTTATTTTTACAAAATCATATTTAGTAAATTTGTAACTTTTTTTAGGTTTATCATCAATTAAAGTCCCAAGTGTTTCTATTTGTGAATTATCCCAATACAATACTTGCTTGAAAAATGCTTTCTCTTGTGATACCATTCCGGCCATTGAACCAAATTCAAATGCAAGTAATTTCAACAAATTCCCAATGCTATCAATATTGCCTATTTGATAAGCAAACACAGAACCAATCCAATTATGATCAAGAATTAAGTCCTCTAATTTTAAATCGTTTTTTGTGTATTCGACTCCATATTCCCAATATGAATTACCATAAAACAACCAATTGTGATAAAAACTAACTGTTATTGAAGGATTAATTATTTGAAATATTTTTTCAATCAGTGTTTTTAATGATACCCATTCCCATCTAATTGCATTACCAATTTTAGAATAATTCAATTGTAGTGGATTATTAGGTTGTGCAATTAATGAATTATTTGGGTCCCAATTTTCTCTTTCGTATCCTTCTGGATAAAGATAAGTTTCGTTTAATAGATTAGTTTTTGGCATTACAGTAATGTAATGTGTTTTCTGCATTTCATCATATTCTAATAAATCTGGTATTGCATAACCACTAAATTCGATTGTATAATTTGGCTCACCAAAATATTTTATTTCAACTTTTACATAAAATTCTTTTTCTACGCTATTAGCTATTGAGCCATCGTATAACAAATTTTCGAGTTCTCTATTCTCATCATATATTGCAAATTCTTGTTCTGCAGGAACTAAGAAGAAATCATCATAATCATAATTTAATTTAGTAATGCCTCTTTTTAATATTTTTAGCCCTCTCTCTTCAGCATGATAAGTTATATTATTCCCATCTTCATTTATTGTAAATTGTAAAGTAAGTAAATATCTATCACCAGTCCCCAATAAATGTCCTACTGTAGTAGTTTCTCCAAATATGTAACTTATAGTATACATTAATAATACTTTTGTTTAATCATCATTCGTTTATTGAAATTATAATCTAAATCTCTCCCTCGTGCAGTAGCAGTACCAGAAATATCGATTCGAATCGGCTCGATTCTTATTGTTTGAATTTTTGGTATATAATAATTATGAGAATTCAATCGTGAAAATGGAATAACCATTTCCGGCTCTCCACCTTCCCCCAGCACATAACCACGTCCTGATGCTCCTATTCCATATACTGGCTCATTAATTACTCCACCACTTGCCATAAAATTAACAGGAAGTCCTAATTCTGAAGCAAGTGCATTAAGCCCAACCTTTACCATTAATTGAATTGCAGTATCTAATAAAGATGCTCCTAAATCTTTTATTATATCTCTAAATTTTTGTCCGTAAATAATTGCTCTGCTCAATGCATTAGCTATTATACTTCCTGTTCTTTGCCAAATAAAGCCAAGCTGCTGAGAATAATTAATAAGATTTTGCATTTCTTCTACTTGCTCAGGTTGACTTAAATATTCTTTCATCATTTCATGAGGTGATTTTAATTTGCTTTCTTTAGATTTCCTTTCTTCTTCCTCTTTTAATGTTTCTGGTTTACCTGTTTCCAAACTGATGTATCTTAATTTTTTTAATGCTGATGGAAAATTTTCCAGATTAGCTGGAAAGATAGAGACATTTTCCAAAATTTGTAAATTTTCAAATTCTTTTTCTGTTTCATAGTATTGTTTTTCTAATTCAAGTCTAATTATTTTATCAAATACTTTCCCAATATCCTGTATTGTTGTATATCGTTCTTTTTCTATTTTAAGTGCATCATTTGCTTTTTCGATTAATTTATCATAATACTGTATTACTTTATCAAATGCATGCATATGTTCTTCATCTAATTCTTTTCTCTTTTCCATCCATATATTTCTTTGTGCTTCTAATTCTTTAATATAACCATGTTTAGCTATAGTTTCATCTAATGCTTTGTTTTGATTTAATAAACTTTCATACTTTTTCCTTTCTTCCTCTGACATTTCACTTGGACTCCATATACCAAGCCAATCAGCGAATTGAAGTACTGGATGCGTTTTTACAAGCGCCGACTTTATCCCATATTTCTCTGATAATTCTCTTGTCATTTTCAATAATTCTGTTTCGACTTCAGCCTTCAGATTTTTTAATTGAGTCAATGTTAGATTTTCATACTCGTTCTTTAAATTATTTACTTCATCTTTCTGCCTTTTCAAAGAACTTGTTGTATTATCACTTTCTCTTGCAAGCATCTGCATTACAAACATTACACCATTAATACCTAATATCAGCATATTCATAGGATTGATTGAGCTTGATATTGCTTGCATAAATGAAATGCCAAGTTGTTTAGCTTGATTGCTTGCATTTGCTGCTGTTTGTGCAATCATAGAAATATTATTCGATATACTCAGTAAACCCATACGTGTATTAACAAACATCATATCTAAGTCTGAGAGTAAAAATCCTGTCTGTGCAAATAGCTGATTAATTGAACCGATATTTTGTATATCTTGCTTATCTACAAGAGCAGGTAATTTCTTTGTAGATTTTGTTTGCTCAACAATATTGCGATATAATTCATCAACATTAGATAATGTCGCAATAGCTTCTTTTCCCTCAATTATTAATTTAATTTGTATATCTCTTTCCATTATCTGTCTACTTGTTTTAATGTGTTATATATATCAATGAGTGAATTTAAATTTTCAGTTTGTTTTAATACATAATATTTTAATGCCGTTTCTAAAGAAGAATATGGGTTTATATTATAATCATTCAATACATATATTAAATCTTCTATCATTGTTAATTCAATCTTGCTTATGTGATGTTTCATTCTATGCGGATATAATTTATTTTCTAATTGTTCAATACTTGAACTAACGATTTTAATTTTTCTTCGAATTTCATTAAGCTCTGCTTCATATTGATAGATAATTGAAGATATATTAAGAAAAAATCTCTGAATATCTCCATCGCATCTGTTTGTTCCATATCTTCAAAAAAATTGTTCTCTACTTCTAAATCATCGACTGGTATTAATATATCATGTAAAAATTCATTTAATTCTTTTGATGTAATGTTTGAGGTAATAATTCCTTGTTCAAATACAAATTTTTTAAGAAATGAATCTATGCGATTTGTAATATCAATATCTTTGACATAGAATTTTGTTCTTAATTTGAATTCTCTCCCTTTATGAATATATACTTTATCTTCCATTCCGCGCTCCTAATTTTATGAAAAAACACTCTTAATAATTAATTGCAATAATGTACCAATTATTCCACCAAATACACCTGATGCCAATGCTATGCCAATCATCTTTGATTTAAAGTCTTCTAACAATCTTAATCTGTCTTCATGATCAGCAATATTAAGATTTTGTCTTTCTATATCATTATTATTTTTTTCAATGAATGCCTCAAGCTTAGTTTTAATAACTGCTATATCAGTAATTAATTGATTAAGTTTATCTTCATTCATTTTTTTATCCCTAATGGTAATTTATCTTTAAGAATTTTAGAACCATTTTGTGCAACATCTGCTCCGCCAAATAACCAGAAACATACAGATGCAATTTGATGTGTAAGAGTATGTTCCTTAGTAAGTTGCATGACTGCACTCGAAAGAATGGCTATCCTGCGTTTTTTGCCTGATAGCCATTCCCAGGTACAGAAGGAGGCGCGGACAATTTTATCAATTATATTCACAATAGACTCCTTAATTCTTAAATATTTCACCTATATGCCATGCTGCTTTAATTATATGCCCAATTTTTACTGTAACATTTTCTGGCAGCATATTAAATTCTTCCGCAACAGTTTTAATTAATTCATTAGCTTCATTTTCATCAATTCTCAATATTTCTTGCGCAATTAAATCTTTAGTTTTAATTACTTCATAGATTGCTTTTGCTGGCTCCCATATAACTTCAACAGGATGTGAGATAAAATCTGAAATTGTAACTTTACCATCTGCCATTACAATTGCTCGAGCTTCTTCTATTTCTTTGATTGCTTTGATGATTTTTTTGACTTCATCAATTCCAAGCTCAACATTTGGTTTTTCACCTGCAGTTACTAATATTAATTTCTGTTCCATTGCTTTTGCCTTTAAATTGTTTTGTAATAGTTCATAACCTTTCGGTTTTGCATCATCTATTTTGATTTCTATACGTTTGCTCATATTTATACATTAAGAGTTATAAACATATTTCTATTATTTCTTTTTGTTGTATAGCTTACATGCACCCAATCAACCTCGTGAGACATTTCATGAATGCATTGATCTACTACCAATTTCCCATCTTCTACCATTTTTTTGATTTCATCAAAAAGTTCTTTCACTGATAGATCTTTGAAAGGAACAATATCAGCTGCCTCACCACGCAAATGTTGTGAATTTGGCTTACCCCCAACTACTTTATTTAATTTTTCGCAACGGTAACCTGAATTTATTTTTATTGGTATACCAATATGATCTCTTATTGGTTGTAGAACATACTGAGCTAAATTTTTAAGATTTATTATAATTTCGTCAGTTGGAGTATTATCTATGCCTAATCTTATTGCAGTTTCACTTTTTATTAGTTCATTAAGTGTAAAATTATTTGAAAGTTTATTGTCCATTTCCACCTCCTAATTAAGCTGCTATTTGTAATGTACCTCCAGATATTCCACCATCTGCTGCTGAACCACCATTATTTGTTCCTGATAATAAAGTCATTTTGCTAATGTTAAAAGCTCCTTTATATATAATATCCATCTGTGCTTTCTCGCCAGTTACATTGATATTACAATCTTGAACTAAAACACCTTCTGCAAAACTGAATGCATCATAAGTAGTTTCTGAGTTACCTTCCTTAAATAGTAGAGAAGGGGAAGTTCCTTTATTTCTTTGTATTATATAATCAGCAAGTGTTATATCTTCAATCTGAAGTGTTATTGTAGCTGTTAATTTATCGTATAGTGAAATATTATTTATAGTTTTAGCTTTACGTTTAGGTTCAATTGTAATAGTTCTTTCTATGATAGAACCATTTATTGCAGTTCCAATAGGAGATTCAGTAGCTTTTGGATAAGCTAATCTTTGTTTTGTAAAATCCTTACCTGAAACTGGATTAAATCCTAAATCTACTGCTGTATTAGATGTTGCTGCATTTAATATTGAAGTCCAAACATCACGAGGGAATGCCCCTTCTATATCTACTGTAATTAATCTTGAATCTTTACTATATGCTAGTTTTGGTTCTATCCCTAAAGGATTACTTGCTGCCAAGAATTTAAATACTTTTCCTTCACCAGTTATTATCTGTATATCACAATTACCCCCACGATAACTGACTAATTTATCGAACATATAAAGATTGCCTTGGACTGTTGCAGCTGATAACATCAAATTTTCATAGTTAGGGAGTTCATAATCCAGATAATCAATTCGTATTCCTCTATGACGTGATGTTTGTAGATTTTCATTTTGTGTAATACCTAATACAACGACACCTACAGGTGTTGTATTTAATGTTCCAGCTTGCATTATAGCAATTTGTGCAAAACCTGATTGTGCTCCCATATTAACCTCTTATATTCTTGTTTCAATTTCTTTATTAATTAATATTGCACTGCATTTAAGTGAACCTACCATCAATTCCTGTGGCTCAAAACTATCTTCTTTTTGTACTACTCGCATTTCAGAACTATTAATTAAATTAAATGCTCTAATAAATTTTTCTGCAAGTACTATAGCTTCTTTTTTATAAGTCTCGTGTTTTTTATTCTGTGCTGAAACTATACAATAAAAATCGAGTGAATGATAATAACCAATTATTTCACCTTTACTTGCTGTTTTTAATCTACTTCTGCCATAATCAATTAAAATGCAAGGGACCAATTCTTCAATTTTATCATACGGATCAGAGATTATATTAACTTTATGTAATTCTGAATTTGCTTTTAATTGTTGCTTAATAAATTCAATTAATTCTATTCCATTCATGTGATTTTAAAATTATTAATCATCTCATTTATTTTTGGTTCTGCTTGCTTTAATGCTAAATCAAAAAATTTTAACCCTTGTGTACCATGTCTATAAATCTTCCAAGCGATTGCATAAGCTATATTATTTATTATCCAATAATCATTCATTGATTTATAGTTTAGAATTTCCTTACCAGAATTACGATAAGCTAAACCTTTTAATCTCACCCAATCACGTAAAGCATAGACGGGAGGGAAATGTGGTTTTGTCCCTTCATGCACATAAAATGCATATCCTGTCCCACTAAATATCTGAATTAATATTCCAGTTTGTATTCTCATTACTTCACCGTCTATGCTTTTTAATAAATTGCCTGTTACAACTTTTTTTTCTGATTCAAGTGTTTCTTTAACTTGTCTAATTAGAAGCTGTTTAATTTTTTCACCAAATCTTTCCAGATTATTCATTATTTCTTCTTTTATTTCGTTAAATAATTTTTCTTTATTATTCATATTACACTCATATCTAAATTACTTAAATTGATTTGGTCCTGTATGTCTTCATCATTGACCAATCGAGGTAAATATGGTTCAAGTAATTTCATTGCTATACTTCTGAAATGTTCACTTAAATCTTTTATTTCTTCTCGTGATAGTAACTCACTTCTGCTTACATCAAATCCTTTAGAACGTATAATCCCTGACCCTTGAGTTTCAATATTCAATGCATGAACTGCATAACTTAATGCAAGATTATATGCTGCTTTCTGAATCTCTTCGTATATTAGTTTCTCATTATCGTTCGTAGAATTTTCATATCCGCTATAAATATTATAATTATCTCCGAGTAATCTTTTAAGCTCAATTTCTGCTGTAATAACATGAGGATAAATCTGCTCTGAATTTATTTGAGTGCCAAGATTACCTTCGTTAATTATTTCATCGATAGATTTAATAAATCCATTCATTTTGTCTTATTATTTTGGAGTTACTTTTACATTAAAACTTATAGCAGGATCAGTTCCTGCAATTTGATATATGAATCTTACATACCTATCAATCAATGTTGCTACTACTCTTTCACCACCTGCACTCGTTTTATTAGCGAAAGTTGTTACTGTGTACCAATTTATACCATCAGGCGAACCTTGAATAATCATGTTTTTTAAAGTGTCAGCAGTTGATACTGAACTTACATTCAAATAGAATATAGCTTGTTTAACTTCGAATGGAACTAATAGCGTCTCTGATGTATCTGCAGCAGATGCATTTGTTATTGTATATAGGGTAGCTGCGAAGTAATTTCCTTTCCAATCTTTTGGAAATTCTACTTGTGCATAATTCACAATGTTAATTATTAACAATATTAATATTAATAGTACAATATTTTTTTTCATATTATTTTTCCTTTTCTTTTTGTTTCTTTTCGGTTTCTTCAGGAGTCTTAGCTTCTATGTAATCTTCAAAAAAGCTTTTATCATTATCCGGAATACTATCCCATTGCTCTTTATTAAGTTCATAAACTTGACCTTTTTCAAAATAATGTCCTTTTGGACTTAAGTATTTACTTGCTTTAGTTAATACTTTTTTCATAATTGATTCCTCCTTTTAAAATAGGGCGGTAATCCGCCCATTAATTAATTATTTGCAATAAGCAATTTTTTCAGTTAAAACATAATTGAAGTCCACTTTAGCAGTCATTGTAATTTCAACTCGTCTAGCACGAGGTTTAAATTCTCTGTAATAACTAATTTCTCTACCAAAGCCGATTGCAAGATTTGAAAGAGAAGTTAATATGACTGTTCCATAAGGCAGTTTAGGAATTCTAATCAATGGAATACCTTCAAAAGTAGCATTAGGCTTTTCAATAAGATAATTATCTCCCAATGCTGTAACACGATCTGCAAGTTGTCTTCTATATTCACTATCTACTCTTCTGCTTACAAGAAATACAAGATCTTGCTCGTCTTGATATTTATCAGGTAAAACATCAAGAACAGAAGGGAATACAGTACCTTTCCAATCAGTATTACTTCCACGAGAGTAATATTGTTTATTTGGGTCTGAATCAAGTAATTTAATTATTCCATCATTCATGCTTAAAAAGACATAATCTGGATCAGCAGGATTAGTTGCCGTATCACAGTTAAATAAAGCATCTACTAAGTCATTACCAACTTGTTTAGCTGCCATTTGTGTTATTGTGTTTTCAACAGCTTCTTTCTCAATATTTTCTTCAAGCCATCTTAAAGAGATGTTTATTGGCAACATAATCTCTTCTGGAGTTAATGTTCTTTTACCAGTAAGAATGCCACGAATTTTATCATCGCTCGGTTCTTCATTCTCAACTGGTTTATGCAATAATCTGCTGCCTAGACCAATATTGTCCAGGTCTCTTGCACGACCGATATTTTTTTCAACACGTATAGTTTTTAAGAAATTCGATTGGTCAATAACAGTATCAATAAATGCATTAGATTGTTCTGTGTTGAGTAATCCCTGAGTATTAGCAGTTGTTATACCTGCTTTTTCAAGTAATGCTAAGAGTTCTTGTTCGTTCATTTTTATTTCCCCATTTAGTTAATAAACTTTAAGATAACCAGCTTATATGAGCTTGCTTTTCTTTCTTAACAGGTTCTTCTTTATGTTGCTGACTGCCCGGAGTCGATTTTTCTACTTTTTCAAGCCTCTCGTTAAGTTCTTTGTTAATTTGTTCAAGAGACTCTATTTTTTCTTTTGAAGCCTTTTCTAAAGCATCAATTTTATCATTAATTGGTTTTAAGGCTTCATCAATTGTTTTTTTGAGTTCTTCAGCTGTCATTTCAACCTCATTTTTATTAGTGGATATTGATTTGCTTATATCTATATTTTCAATTGCAGAGATGAATTGCTTCGCATTTTCAATTAATGCTGCCTTTTTGTCTATTATATTATCATCCTGCATAACATTCCAATTTGCATTTGATAATGCAGCTAAATGCGTTTCAAATATTCTTTGCTTTACTTGATTATTAAGTTCATCATTAAAATCTTTATTCAATCCAATAATATTTTTCAAAAGTTCGACTAAATCATTAAATGCTGATTTAAATGTTTTACTCATATCCGCTTTCTCCAATTTTTTATCTATTTGTTCAATTAATTTCCCTGCAGCATTAAATATTTCTTCTGCCCCCTGTTGACCTGCTCGTTGTCTTATTGCTACCAAACCTGCTCTATCTACATTTTCAAAATCAGATGTATAGATATAACCGTATGCACCTTTAGTATCTTTATCTTTGTCAGGGTCAATACCCAAATGCCATTTTGCAAAATCTTCAATACCGTTATCTTTGATATAACGATTTTCTGTTGAAGCTGATGGTGGTGACCATTTATTTGAATCAATAATATTCCCTCGTTTAATTAAATTAGAAGCATGTTTAACTGCACTATTATTTAATTGTGTGACTGATTTTTCAATTATTTCTACCTTAGCTATTCCTGCTAAACTTACACCACTTATTTCGCCTTTTTTTATCTCCTGCCATGTATCCTCATTTTCTACTTTAATACCAACAGCCCATGAACCAACCGGGTCATCATGGAAAAGAGAATCGTTTTCTTTAGTTATCCAGCTTTCTGCAACAAATCCTTCATCAGCTTTATAATCATGCCCCTTATCAACATTCTTAGTAATACCTTTTTTCATAAAATTGTATGCTGCTCGTTCAATTGTTTGTGCATCTGTAATATCACCATGAGCATCAACTTCGCCGGGACTATAAACAATAGCATAGACTAGTCTTTTATCATCATCTACTTTTTTAATTTCTACAACTTTAGAAAAAAGCGGATTGTCATGATAATTATCAGATTTATAAATGATTGTTTTGCGATTTGCGCCCTTATGAACGAGCGATATAAATTCTACATCAATTTCTTTTAATATTCTTTTTGGTTTCATGTTATCAATTATTTTTGTTGATATAAAAGTAAATCGAGGATAAATTAAAGTCATTACACTTTTTAGTGTAATGGAAAAGTGCGTTTTTGAGCTATAATCAAAAGAAATGATTAAATTTATTACACTTTGAGGTGTAATTGAGATTGGCCAATTTAATATAATTTGTTATTAAGCATTAATATTTTATCCATTTCTTTATTCCTCTTGCTTTCTTCAACTTCATATATTTCCCGCCATCTTCTTCTATTTTATTAAGCAATTCATTTATTTTTTCATCTGTATAGACTAATTTATTATTAATTATATCCCAGATTGCAATATCTTGCTGTTTAACAAACAAAGATTGCAGTTTATCACGTATATGAATTAAATAAATATCACTTTGTGCACTACGTATCATATCATAAATATATTCATTATCTGCACTTGCATTAAGAGCAATTGTTTTTAATCTTGAGATTTCAGCTTTACTTAATTGTTCGTAATTATCAACTTTTGATTTGAGGATATTTTCAAATTGTTGATATGATTTTGCTTTAAGTAAGTCTCGTTCTATTTCTTCTTGATAAGCCATAACAGTAGTAGTTCTGCAATGGAAATGATATGGAGGTAATCCGATTTCATCTGGTAATTCTTCAGTAGCTTTTTGATAAACTAATCTCATGATTTCCTTTTGAGTTAACCACTTTGAATATTTTTTAGCTTCTTCAGGAGATTTAGAATTAAGAATTTTGTCTCTTTGTTGTTTAAGTTTAGAAACTGCTATCACTCGACCATTTAATTCTCTACATATAAGTGATGTCCTTGAATCAAGCACAGCTTGTATTTTTACATATTCAATTCCAGCACGTTCGTATGCATCGATATGAGCAAATTCTCTTGTTTGCGTAATTACATGATTAGCAAATCCTTCATAATAATTCAATATTGTTCCTTTAAAACCAGGTTTCCCAAATCTATCCTTTAACATTTCTTTCAAATATCTACCTGCAGCTTCTCTACTCATACCTTCTTTTAATATTCTATCAAAAATATCATCTAAGTCTTTACCTAATCTATCAGCAATTTGTTCTTTATAAAAATTACCAATCCAATAAGAATGATTTTGTTCAAGCCAATTTAATGTTTCTTTTGAAATACGATTAAAACCATATTCTATATTAATTTCGGATAAACCCAAACTATATGTCTCACGTCTTATTTCATTCATCTTTGCTTCGAGTAATGTAGCTATATTTGTACCTAATCTGCGTTCAAGTATCTCAAGTAATTCTGTTTTATCTTTATCCGTTATTAATCCTTCTGTATTAATAAAATCTTGTATTGCTTCTTCTATCGCAGTTTGCTGATTCTCAAAAAAAGTTTCACTCATAATTTTTTTTAATTTATCAACTAATCGCTCATATTTGTCAATTTTAAGAATAATACAAATTATTTCGTTAATTATTTCTATTGCTCGTTGCTTCTTCATAACATACTCTTTTTAATTGCATCTCTTAATTGAATTAATGCTGCTAAGAATTCACCACCTTCAGCAGCTTTAATTATTTCTTCTTTGCTTATATTATTATCAATAGGTTTATCATTACGAGGTGGATAACCTTGCTCTTCTCGAATCTCGTCAGAAGTAAGAGGTTTACGACCATATTCATCAACAATTGACATAATTTTATAATAATAATCTGCATCATCAGAAGCGTCAGATATATCGAATGTTTCAAATTGTATTTTCCATTTGTTGTTATCAGGGAATGCATTTTTAAGTATTATTTGATTCATAACAAATTCGAGCATCATTTGTCTGGGTTTTATTGTAATGTCTCGAAACATTCTCATTTGTTCTTTCATTTCTCCTGCACCACCAAGTTGGGAAGCTGTCATTATTCCGACCAGTCTTGGCGGCACACCATGTGCTGCGATTACTTCTTCTTTGTTATCCTGTCTTAATGCTCTGAAACTTGCTTCTTTAATTTCACTTGCTATCTTATCAATTTTTACACTTACTTCGTTTTGTGTTGCATCAGGAATTTGTAATAATAATGATTTCCCAACATTATCAAGTCCCTTAAAATTATTGCTGAAAAAATTTCTTATATCTTTTTCAGTCTTATTACCAAAAGCAGCACCTATTACTGTGATTACTGTTTCTATTAGCATATTATTATCAAACCTCTTAATATTAAATTTATTAGCTGATGCATCCAATACCATTGCAGCAAGTGCGGGCATATATTCAGGAACACCATAGTAATCACTTTCAGGTGAATAATTTTTTAGCATTAGGTATTCATTATTGTTGCTGTCTTTTTTCTTGCCAAATTGAACAAATGTTACTGTATTAGAGCCTATTTTTTGAACGAGATTTATTATATAATCTCCTTGGTATTTTTCTTTTTTGAGTGAACAGTTTTTCATTGGTATATGATAAAATTCTGCAATATCACCTTTTTTATTTCGCACTATTTCGAATGAAGCATTACCAAAGAGTTCATAGTCTAAACAAAAATTGTATAAAGTTGTTAATAATGGTTGTGCTGTGTATTGAGAATGATTATTGAGCCATTGAGTTATTTTTTTATGTATATCATCTGGTTTTTTGTCTAAATCATCAGTGATTAATTGATAACCTAAGATGCATGTTAGAGCTGCTTTCACTCTGCAACAACGCGCATGGTATGTGTTCATCTTAAACAAATTAACAAGTTGATAAAAAGGGTAGGGAGGAGCTATTTCAATAGCATAGTTATCATTTTTAATTTGTTTAGATTCCTTTTCTATCGGCTTCATTAAATCAAAGTAAGGATTAGTATTGTTTTCTGATTTAATTATTATGGAATGCACTTCTTTATTTTTCATGACAACCTCAATAAAATTATTATAAAATTTTTGAAACTATCTTAGCAGGAATATTTCTTCCTGTTCTGACCCAATTCCAATATACTGCAGCATCTCCTTTATTTGGTGATCTTCCTAATCGTTTTTTAATATCTTCTTTGCTTTCAACTGTTATCTTACCATTTTTAATGGTAAATTTAGGAGTTACTAAATCAGCAATTAATTCTTCATCATCAGGTATAGCAATTAAATCATTGCGTAGGTCTTCGCGCATTTGCCACCACATCTGTGAACGAAGATTATTAAAATCTTCTTCGCCTCGATGTCTTATTGGAGCTTCGTTGCCTTTTAGGTTTACAATTTTTAGATTAAGTTCCTTAAGAGCATTAACTGTACCAGCTCCAACTCCTACACCATCAATACCTACATGATTCGGTTCTATATTTTTAGCTTTCATTCTTAGGTATACATCACGTTTACCTAATTGATTTGAATCATTACATTGGAAATCATCTACACTTAATAATACATTCCCTTTACCTTCTGCTATTGCTGCTTTATCTCCAGTTTCACTATCTGCAACATCAACACCGAGAGCATAATTACCTTTTATCTTTAATTCATCAATTTTATTCTCAATAAGTAATTCCTTATATCTCATAACTGCTGCATGACACCACTCGAGTCTTATTAATGCATCTTGAGCTTGCGATGGAGATATTCCACGAGTTCGTGATAATGTTAACGGATGTTCTGGACCATATTTTGAGATGATGCGCTTAATTCCAATTAACGATATAGCACCTGGAATAAATCCTGGATTATTTAGAACTACATTTGGATGATCATAACCGCTGATACGTATATATTCTACATTATCCTGCATGCAAAATTTATGTAAATTATCAAGTTGATGGTCTGGGTTGCCAAATGCTATTATTAAATTATGTGGAGCTGAACATGTATTTTGAAAAGCAGTAATTATCTGCTGTGGGATACCAGGGGTTTCTTCTAATATTATTAACATGTGTTCTGCATGGAATCCTTGAGCTTTTGTTGCTGAATCTTCATTTGCTTTTACACCTGCTACAAAACCAACAGCAACCCAATCATCTTTATCAGGATTCATTCTAAGTTTTAATGATATTAATTCACCTTTATTAAATCGTGGATACAGTTTGCTAATTTCTTTCCAAATGTGAAGAGTAAGTTGATCTTGTTTAGGTGCCGTTGTGACAACAATAGAATTATCATAGCATTCAAGAAACCAAAATACAATTAATGCACCTAAAAATGTCTTGCCTGTTCCAGTTGCTGATTCAACTCCAACCCATTTCCAATTAAGAATTGCTTCTAAAATTTTCACCAATGGATTCGGCGTCCCATCCCAAATATGATTTTTATACTCAGGAAGAAGTTGCCAATTAATAGTTTCTGGTGGTATACCTAATCTCTCATGAAAATATTCTAATGGGTGAGATTTATAAAAATCTTTTTGAATGATATAATTATTTAATCGTTCTTGTCTTCGTTTTCGCAGCTCGAGTTCTGCTTCTGCTGCAATTTGTATTTGCGTAATTAAACTCATTTTTTAATTGCCTTTGGGTCCATTAATACATCTTCAAGTTTATCACCTCGTTTAATACGCTCAAGGCCATATTCTGTAAATTGAGACATATCAATATTTTTAATTGTCATTTCTTTGTCCTTATCTTTATCATTCTCATTAGAGTATAATCCTAATATTTCATCTCTATCCATTGCTACAGATAATGCAAGTTTATAATCGCCTTCAGTTATGGCTTTGTTAAACAACAGAGCACGATCTCGCATAGCTTTTTCAAATGCTTTTTTCTTCTTTGGTTTAGATAATTCACGTATTTCTTTGCGTGCTTCTTCAACATATCTATGAGCTGTTCTTTTAGACACATTGAATTTTTTCATTACAACTCTTGCAAGTTCAGGAGCATGTTTAGCATGGAACCATCTATCATTTTCAAGGATCATCATTACTACTTCATCAATGCGATTCCAAATAGAACTAATATGTTTATCATTTATTTTTGGCATTTCCATAAAGAATTTTAATTAAATTACGCTCTGTTAAATATTGTGCTTCACCATTATAATATACATAAGGTTCTTTAAGAAGAATTTCTCGAGCCTTTCTCGCACTTAACCCAGATTGTCTCATTTCTGAATATTTTCTTCTAATTTCTGCATTTCTTATTGAAATTTCGTTAATATATCCTTGCTCGATTAAAAAATCGATTACTTGTTTACCTATTGCTTTTATTATTTCATCATTCATATACATATTTTACAATTTTTAACTGAAATAATCATTACACTTTTTAGTGTAATAGAATTGTTGAATTTCTTTATTCTTATATGATTTTTTATCTTTCTCATTACACTTTCGGGTGTAATAATTTTTGCATTTCAATTAAATTATTAACATCTAAAGCTATTTTAAATTCCCAATTCTGTTCTTTTGTTTGATAAGTTGTATAACGTAAAACTTTCCAACCGTGCAATACCGCTAAATTATATTTTTCTGTATCTGTGGCATAACCTTTACCTCGTGTATGTCGTCCATTAATCCAGATGCCACCTTCGAATTCTATTGCTATTTTTAAATTTGGGATTGCTATATCAAATCTAAATTTTCTGTCCAGTAGAAATTTATATTCAAGTTCATGCTCAACCCCAAGCATAATCAAAGCAGCAGAAATTTTACTTACATAATTATGCTTGTTAGTAATATCATTGTTATAATTTCTCCAGCCTTTGAATCGATTACTCATACATTTTATTTTTTCTTATAAAAAAAATTGAAGCCAAAAGCATAAACAGGGTATTCAGTATACTTACCTGCTTGCTTTGTATTGTTTTTGTTTTGATTTACTCCCGGATTTAATCCACATATATCACATATTTTATCACAAAATAAATCTTGAATCTGTGCCATTTTATTCATATTAAATCTACTTGCTCCATCTTGGGTTCGATAATTGCGCCCGCTTCTAATAATCTATTTTCTTGCAAAAGCTTTAATAATTGCATTTTTTCACGTTCAGAAAACAAATTTTGATGATTTTCATAAAAGATTTTGTAATCTTGGATTTTCTTTAATCTTTCCTTTTGTTCTTTCTCAAATTGCTCTTTTCTCTCAATTTTTCTGTCAATTTCAGCTTGTCTTAATTCAATTTCTTTTAATTTTTGTAGCTTTTCTTCGTGTTTTTGTGAAATTAGACGCTGAATATTCGTTATTAAATAATCCATTTTGACTCCTGAATCCTTGTTCAATCTGGCAAATGCAGTAATAATGCACGCTTTTATGTCATTTTCTGTTAAGTGAACAGGTATAGTCTTAAAAAAATCGAGTATTGGTTTAATATGAAATTCTGTATTGGGGTCACGTATTCGTGTATTAGAAGTAAATAAGTTTTTTATAAAAATGAAGTTTGATAAGGAAGTTTCAGAAGTTGAAGTTTCTGCGAAGTTATCGGTGGAAATTATTTCCTTTTCACTTTCCTTTTCTTTTTCCTTTTCCTTTTCTTTTTCACTTTCACTTTCTTTTTCACTTTCGGGATAATTTCCGTCCTTTACTTGGGTTTCTGCCGTCCTTAACTGTGGTTTTGGGCAACCTTTACCATCGATGTAAATTTCAGCTCGATGATTTCTACTTTTTTCAGACATAGGGTCAATTAATAAATAATCAGATTTGAACTTAATGATAGACCTTTTTTCTGTCCCGGTCAAATAATTGTTCTGCATTCTTATGTTAGTAAGTATACCATAACGATAGTAAAGGTCGTCCGAAAACAGGTTTTTGGACACCATAAACTTTATCATATCTTTGATTTTTTCGCAGTCAATATTTAACTCACCCGCAATAATTAAGAGAGAGTCTTCATCAGTAGGGAAGTAATAACCATATTCTTTATAAGCAACAGTTAAAATTTTTATGTATAATATTACTCCTTCAGCCCCAAATTTTGATTGCAATATTTTTATCTTTTGATCTTCAAAAAAATCAGTATCAAGTGAGAAATAATCTAAACCATTTTTTTTAGGTCGAGCCATATTAATTCCTCAATAAGTTTAGATAAAATTGTTCACGTTTTTTAAGTTCTTCTATTGTTTCCTTTTCCATTTCTCTGCCACCGTTCTGAATCCAGAGTTTGTGAGCATATTTCCAATCTGGTTTAGAATTGCCATTTCTGAATTTCAAGGCTATTTTTTTTGCAAGATTATTAAGTTTATTACGCAAATATTCTTTTTGCAAATAAACAGGACTTTGCTCCATTGGTTTTCTCGTATCAATTGTGTGCTTAGCTCCGCCAATTTCAATATTAACAGAAATAGTTTTTTGATTTGTAGCAAATGAATCAATCGGAACAAACTTGCCTTTAAGAGCAGGAGTATAATAAGGATTACCAAATAAATCATAAGCTTTGTTTATTGAAGCATGCGCTTTTCTCTCAGCTTTTTCTAATGCGTGTTCCCGTTCTATCTGAATATTTTCCGCAAGTTTTATCATATCTTTATCTTGAGGAATAAAAATAAATGCATCTTGAGCAGTTAAATCTTTTAGGACTCTTACAAATCTTCCAACTGCTTGACGGAAGAAAAGCTCAGCTTTTATGATTGTTAGATAAATACCAACTCTCAGCCTTGGAATATCAACTCCTTCAGAGACCATCTTAACCGAAACAATCCATTTATCATTACTTGATTTGAATTGTTCAAGCTGTTCAATGGCTGTTTGGTCGTCACTAATAACAATTATAGGTTTAGTATTTGTTATTTCTTCTACTACTTTACCAATTTCCTTTGCATCTTTTTGTGTTGAAGCAAATATTAATCCTGCAGCATTATGATGTTGTAATCGTATTTCATTAAGTTTTTTATCAGCAGCAACAATAACATCTCTAACCCATTGTCCTCTTGGATTTAAAGCTGTTCTTAATCTTCTACTTTCCTGGTCAGGAGTGAGATGGTCCCCAAAAGTATGTTCAAATTCCTGCTGTTCTACTTTCCATTTCATCTTGCCATCATAAGAACAGAAATAAACAGGTCTACATACATTATCTCTAATTGCTCTTTCATAACTATAATTGTAATCTGCAACAGATATTTTGTTTTCATTATATGTAATAAATGGAATAGGAGCATCGTCGGAACGGAAAGCAGTTCCACTTATAGCTAATCTAAAAACAGCATTTTTGAATGCATTTAGAATTGCATCACCCCAAGTAAGATTTTCGCCAGCATGATGAATTTCATCAAATATTACAAATGTTCTTTTATTATTCGTATTTTGAGCGTGAATATGTTTTTTATCTTGGCCAAGTAATGAATAAGTAATGACAATTCCATGAAAATCACATGTTTCAATTATTTGTTTATTAATAAAATCAGGGTCGATGTCAATTCCTGCAAATTTAGCTGATTCATAGGCCCATTGTTTTTTTAATCCCTCAGTTGGGGTTACGACTACTAACCTTTCACAAATATTATTTAGCAAAAAATGATGAGCAACTCTTAAAGCATATTTTGTCTTCCCAGAACCAGGAGTAGCTACACAAAGAAAATCTCTTTTTCCATTTTGATAAGCATTAATTACGGCTTTGAAAGCTTCTTGTTGCCATTCTCTTAAATCAAATATTCTGTTAAATATTTGCCTTTTCATAAATTTATTATTCTGTTAATTTATTACTGAAACAGTTGATGTATAATTCTTAATTTTAATTTAATTCCTTTTCCCATCTTAATTTGTTTATAAATGTGTATTCATTATCGTTCCGTTTTCTACATTTATTATTCCAAGATTGACCCCCTGCTTTTCCAGTGCATATCCATCCAGCAGCTCTTAATGAAGTTCCCGGCTCTGTCTCTAATATGTATGTGATTATTTTTTTATAACCCATTTCTTTAGCTATTCTAGCACAGGCTGAATATAAAAATGAACAAAGATTGATAGTGCCATCAGTGCATAAACGTGTAACTTCAAGTGTTCTCCCATCGTCTAAAAATCTCGCTACTGGACGACCGGCAATGGCAACACCATGTAATTCATTATTTCTATCAATTGCTCCAACCGCAAATTTATATCCTTGCACTTTACCATGATGTCTATGATAATTTGCTACATAAGTATTTGCTTCTTTTAAAGACAATGGAATTATTTTATAAATCTTATTCATATCTCTAATTATTAACCTCATAAGTTGTTACATCTTTTTTTGTAATCTCGTCAAATTTACTTCCGGCAATTCTTATTCTATTTTCATCAAGTAATGATTTAATGCGGTCAGGTATTAAATGTCTTGGTATACCTGTTACTTCTGATATTTCTCTCTGACTCGGCTTATAAAGTTCTTTAATAGCAATATAAATTCTTTCTTTCTGCGTTAATCTTTTATTTTGAACCTCTTTTGAATAATAACTTTCAACTTTATTTGTCAGAGGTATATTTATTTGGTCAAACAAAGTTGGTTCGCTCATCATTTCTATTTCAGTTATTTAATTGCAAATTATTTCTAAATATCCATCATTTAATTTTATTTGCTGGGGGATATAATCAAGTAATTCAGGGCGATGAGTAATAATAAATGTATTAAATACTCCACTCATTTCATGAGCTTTGCGCAGCATTTCTATATAATTAAATGCATTCTCTAAATCTAATGCACCATCTTTTTCGTCTAAAAAAGCCGTTTTAATATTTCGTCCTTGATTGCGTACTACAAGAGATATTGCTAACTGAATAGCAGTTTCAAGCCAAACTTGTTGACCCCCGGATTTATTTGCTATATCGGTTATTCCATCATCTTCAACTATGTTTATATCGAATGATTCTTTGTAACTTTTTTTATCTGCTTTTAATTTCATCGTTTCAAAAACTATTCTGAATTTATTATCAAAAATGCTTAGCAAATCATTTGCAATGGATGTGATTTCAATTCCGGAGTTCTCAAGTTTCAAGACAGGTATTCCGGTTTTATCAAATGCTTTGCACAAAAAACTCCAATCTCTAATTTCCTGTGCTATTAATTCTTTTTTTGAATTAAGTTCAGAGATTTTTTTAGTATTTAATTTTATTTGTTCTATTTGCTGCTCAATTTTTGCTAATTCAGTTTTTGCTTCTTCAAGTCTCGCTTTTGATGATAACAAAGTTTGGTTATGTCCAGTGAGTATTTGTTTTAGCATCACTAAATTGGAATTAACCTTTGCAATCTTTTCTTCAATTTGATAGTCAATCTTTTTCTTCAATTGTTCAATATCAGATTTTATTTTTGTGACGTTTGATTCAAATTTTGAAATCTCACGAGCTTTATTGTCTTCAAGATTTTTTAGGGATTCTTTTATAATACTAATATTCTTTTCTGCATCATTTATTTCATCTCTCAATTTTTCCCAGTTATATTCGTTTAACTGACTAAGAGAAGATTCCGTAGTTTTTATTTCTGATTCAAGTCTTTTAATAACTTCATTGAATTCTTCATCAATGCAAGACTTCAAAGAAATGTATACTGAACTCATATAATTTAATTCTTCAGTTAGCTTTTTGAATGAAGCTTCTAATTTTTCAATTACTTCTTTTTGAGTATTGATTTTATTATTTAATTCTGGGATTGACATTTTAGATTGATAAGCATTTATTAAAAACTTGCATTTTGAACCTATTGATTCATCGCAGGGAACTGTTGTTATAGTTTTTGATTGTGAAATACAATCATATAATTCCTTTTCAAGATTCTGCAGCTTAACATTTTGAAGCTTTAATTCAGACTTTATAGAATTAAGTTTTGATTCTTTTTCAGTAATAAGATTCTTTTGAGATTGAAGCTCATTCTGTTTCTGGCTGTAATCTTTAATTAAATCAGAATGTTGAGATTTGAGATTCAATAATTTTTCATTTAATTCAGCTTTATTGTTAATTGCATTCTCTATCTTCTGTCTTGCTTCTTCTGTAGTAAGTTTCTTAAAGCGGTCAAGTTTCTTGTTTTGTTCTTCAATCTCAGAGTTGAGTTTAGAGATATAAGTATTGTGCTGATTTGTTAATTCATAAATCTGCTTTTCAAGTTTTTTAATTTCGGATTGTATTTCTTCATTAACCGAAATTTTTTGATTGAGCAGATGTAGGCTTATTTCGTTTTCCTTAATAGCAGAATTGAGATTTTCAATATCATTTTCAATATCTGTGACTTCACTTATAAGCTGTGCTTGATAATTAAGATTTTCTTTCCTTGAATTTTCAAGACTTTCCAAATCATTATTGTCATTCGTTAAAGCAAGAATTTCTCCTTCAATTCTTGAATATTCATTCTCAGCAATTTTTAATTTGTTCTTCGCATTTTCAAGATAAATTTCATAGTTATTAAGATTGAGTAATTCATAAAATAGTTTGCGCCTGTCAGCTGGTTTAAGTTCAGAAATCCCTTTTGATTTTTGTGCTGAAAATACTGAGTTGAAAAACAGTTCCGGTGAACCTAATAGCTCTTCAATAACATTATCATAAGTTGATACTTTGCCATCGTTTAATGGTTTTCCATTTTTAAATAAATAAGCTTCGCTTCCACCAGTTAATGCATCAATCAAAATTTTGCTTTCATAATTATCGCCATCAAGTTCAAATTCAAGAATTCGATATGAATCTTTTAAGAAGAAATGATTTTGAAGTGAGCCATCTCTTGATACCATTTGTCTATATGGATGTAAATTTTCTATGATTGTAGTCTTCCCAGAGCCATTGCGCCCGGTGAGTGCGATTAGACCTGGTTTGAATTGAGAAAAATCTATCTCAATCTCATCGAGACCTAAACCTTTTTTAATGCCAATAGCACCTCTGAGTTTTAATTTTAATATTCTCATACTCTTACTCCTTCTTCCATCATTTTTAATACTTTTTTTTCAATAGAATCATTTATTTGTTCGCCAATTACTTTAGCATATTCTTTCACTTCATCGAGCAAAGTTTTACAATTCATAATTGATTCTGAGCGAGCATCTCGTTCTGAAGGCATTATATTTAGTTCAATCTTAGTATCCTGTCCATAAGTAATTTTAAGTTCTTCAATTTTATTCTCAGTAAGTAGATTCCTTTCATTCTCTTTGATTTTAATTTTTAATCTAACTTCTGAATCATTGCTTAAAGCTAATTTCATATCTGCATCATCTGCGTAATAAATGAATTCACCATTAATAAAATCACAATCAATTTTAACCATAGATTTACAATTAAAATGTATTCTTTGTTGATTTGTTATAATCCATCTTTCAAAATCTTTCATAAATTCAAATTCAATAACTTCAAATGATTTTTTATCAGTTTCGCCCCAATTCTTATTATAAACCGAACCTGCATATATCATATTCCATTTTATTTCCTGTCTAAGATGAATATGTCCTAATGCATAATAATCGTGTATTGCTAATTCAAGCGTTGAAGGAGCAACCATAATATCTTGAGAAACTAATGTCTGTCCAGTGCTTAAACGAGATCCAACTACATTGCCGTGGAAAGTTAAAATCTTTGGACAAGTATAAGGTTGTGTAACCTCACCGATGTGCTCAAATATTTGTTCAAACTTCTCAATGAAGTTTGCATTATTGTTATCAATCGAATCATTAATTAATAAACTTGCTTTTGTTGGATATGGCACGAGGGTAACGATAAAATTGAATTCATTTATTTCATGCTCATCTCGAAGCAAATCGAAAACGTGCTGTTTAATTGTCCCGTCTTTCACTCCTAAAACAACCGGATATTCATAAGCATAAGTATTTGGTTCTATCTGATGTAGCAATGAGATGCTTCCAGGTTCATCGTGAGAGTTATTTCCTTTAGTGATGAAAATAAAATCAACTAACTTCGAGAGCTCGCGAAGATATTTAATTACAACAGGCACACCTGAATTTTTTTCAAATTTTTGCGAGCGTTCCCAAACATCACCAGAGTGGATGATTGCATCAACTTTATTTTTACTGCAATACTCGACAAGCTGTTGTAATGAAGCTTCTAATTTAGCTTTCTTTTTTTCATCGCCGTCGGCATGCCAGTCTGCTGTATGAATAAATCTAAGAGTTCTCATAATGGCAAACCTTCTTCTTTATCAGGCATATTTAATAGTTTTTCAAGAAACCGAATTTGAGATTCGATTGAATTGTTTTCTATTCTTTTTGCTGTAATTGCAGCTCCACTTGGATCTTTGTAGCCTTTTAATTCAATAAGTTTCAATATCTTTTCAGTTCTTTCTTTTTGAGGTACGTTTCTGAATTCTTCAGCTAATATTTTATTTTCTTCCTCTTTACTTAATTTCTCATTTTGAAGCATTTCAGGGTCATCATCATCTACTACAATTGTTTCAACTTGCTCAACTTGTTCAATTTTATTATTTGAATAAATTGAATCAATTAATCCTAATCTTTTGCGAACAAGTTCTTTTTTAATAAGTATTTGTTCATTTTCAGGAAGTTCTTTTAATAAAGCATCTTTATCTTCTATTACGTATGGGATTAAGAATGGTTTTTTTAGTTCTTCAAGTGTGAAACTTTGCGGAATTTTAGCAATCAATTTATTATATAAACGATAAATTGCATTGCTTTCTGCAAGTGCCTCTGCATGTTTTCTTCTTGCTTTAACTTGCTTATTATTAGCATCACCTTTACCATAATATTCAATATCTCTGTAATAATCATATTTACCTGTTACAACAATTTCTTTAATTGTTCCATCAATACTTTTCATTCTACCACGCACTTGATGATTGATAAATGTAACTCTACCATATTCATCAACTCTTCTTTCAATTATTCTTGAATCAATTATTTGAATTCCTGCTTGTTGTGCAATTTCATTTAATTTGCTTAAGTGTAGCGAATAACCACCACTTTCATTTTTATAGATGTCATGGTTGTTTCCATATTGGTCTATATTAATGTCAACTGTTACAATTGCAGCTCCATATTTAAGAGCTTTATCTACAAACTGAACAGTTTCTGGAAACAATGGAATTGTAATTTGTTTTGCTCTTTCAATAAATGTTTGAAGTTTATTATTATCATCAATTCTTTCTTTTGTTAAAGCTATTAATGCATCTTTATTTGTTGTCATTTTTTACCTCCTCAAATAAAGTTGGGAAATATGTTCTTATTAAAGCATGCAAGGGATAAGCAATTTTCAAATCGATATTATTAATATCTCTGTTCTGCTTTAAATCCCTTACTGGCTCTGGGTCGCTTAAATCGAGTGTAATAGCTAACCGTTGTTTTTTTTGTTCATTATTATTATTATTGCATTGATTCATAAAGTCACCTTATAATTTGTTATTATTTATCTTATTGAACCCGCGTATGCGGGTTTTTTTATTCTAAATCCTTGAATAAATCTTTGATATATTTTAATGCAGGTTTAATGAATATTAATAGGTATAAAAGCATTACTATCAATATCCAGTGAATCATTTTCAGACTTTCAATAAAATCGTCAATGTTGTTATAAATTTTTTCCATTATTGCCTCGTATTATTTCTTCATATTTTTTATCAGTAATATTGTGTAATTCATTCATAGAATTTCTGTGAGATTCTTTACCACCATTTAACTCACAATCTTTATTGTTACATTTAGAATATTTCGATCTTGAACCGTGATATTCACGTAATGTTGGTAATGAATTGATTATTGAGTTATAAAGAATCATTGATTTCATTATTCTATTCCAAATATTCTTTTACAAATATTTTCTGCGGGCTCTACTTCATAATTTCTTTTTGTTGAACGCTTATTTTGAAATTCTATAATATCTTGTATTCTGAATCTATATCGTTTCTTATGGTTTTTGTCTTTAAAAGGAATTGCTACTAAATTTCCTTTTTCAACTTCTCTTATAATTTTAGCTCTGCCCATTCTTAATAGTCTTTCAGCTCTATGTAGTGAAATTTCTTCAATGCTTTGATATGCTTTTTCTTCAATTATAGAATCAAGTTTGCGTTCTAGAGATTGAAGTTTTTCGAGTATTAATTTTTCTGCATTTGTTATTATTATATTTTTTGTTTCCATAATTAATTCATATCAATTGTTAATAATAAATCATTGAATTCATCTGTAATTTGTTGTAACTGCTGACGCAATTCTTTTTTCAATTGTAATTTTTCATTATCGGTGAGTCTTTTATCAGCAATTTTTTCTTTAATGCTCTTTGTTATCAAAGCAACAGTTCTATTCATAATTGTATTGAAATCCAATAATTCATCTTTTAATTTCTCACATACTTCATTATTAGAAGAAATTAATCCTTCTTTCTTTAAGACTTCTTTAACACGTTCGTGAAAATCCTGTCTATAATTTTTCGCTTCTCGCAATTGATACCTGACTATTTCATAATCCATATTTAATTTATCCGCTAGCCAACGAATCTCTAGACCATATTTTTCGAGCACTTGATTTATAAATTTCTGGTCTTCATTAAGCATCCAGAATTTTTCTGTATTTACAGAATTTTTACAGTTCATATATTGAGATTTCCTGTATTTCAATTATTAAATTTGTGTTAAATGTAGAGGTTGAACAAGATATTATTCAATGTCATAATTACTTCCTTTTCAGAATTTTTAATTCTTAACTAATTGATTATTATTATTTTGCTTAATTGTGATGATAAGAGCATCTTTGCCTTCTATGAATGTTCTAAATACTTCTAATATGTCACCTGGTTTTACATTATTATCCTTGAGGAATAATGGAGGAAGTCCTACTATCATTCCTCTGTGGCCTCTTTTACTGACTTTATATTCTTTTATTTTGATTAACATTTGTACACCTATTAATTATGTTTCTGTAATGCAATATAATACAATATAATACATTTGTCAAGTATTTTTTATTATTTTGTATTAATTTTTCTTAATTAATTAATTTACAATAATTTATAGATGCATTATTTTTTATAAATATGAATTGGCAGGGTTTTTTAGAAAAATTATTAAAAGATTTTAGAATAAGTGAATATCAATTATCTTCTATCACTGGTATTACACAGCCTACAATATATAGGATTAGAAGTGGGAAAACATTAGTTCCTACACAGAATACAATTAAATTATTAGAACAGGGATTAGGGATAAAAATTGATGATAGCAATCCTGAGAACATAACTTATTATAAAATAGTCCCTAAAAAAGAATATGAAGAGGGGGGCATAAAGATATATGAATATCCTATCATTGCAAAAGTTTATGCAGGGAATTCTCCAGAAATGTTTGTTAGCGAAAATATAATTGAATATATCCCGTTACCTTATTTAAAAAAAGAAAATTGTTTTGCTGTAAGAGTAATAGGGGATAGTATGAATCATATTATTGATGAAGGTGATATTGTATTAATCGATATGGATAAAGAGATTCTTAATAATGATATTGTAATTGCTCGACTTAAAGATGGCAGGCAGATTGTTAAGCGATTTAAGAAACTTGAGAATAATTATATTATGCTATATTCAACTAACGAACTCTACGAACCTATTATATGCAAAGCAGATGATATTGAAGCAATTTATAAAGTAGTTGGAGTTTGGAAGAATTTTTAATTAATAAATGAGGGCAACATGCAAAAAATTATATTATCATTTTTTATTATCTTTATCGGTTGCGCCTCTTCTGAAAAAATAACACAACTTGAACTGCGAATAAGTAAGTTAGAAGAACAGCTCGATTCTGCTTCAACATTCATTGCAAAATTAGAAAACAGTAATGCTGATTTATCAAATCAAATATTATTGTTGAAATACATTGTAACAAGTACTTCAAGTAATATACCTATTAATACGAATAATAGTTCTGAATCATTAAATAAATTACTTGACAGGAAACAATGTAAAGCAATAACTAAAGCAGGGACGCAATGTAAACGCATGGCAGAACCCGGTTCTGATTATTGTTGGCAACATCAAAATTATAATTCGTCAAAAAATAAAATATCTGCACCGGGAGATAGAACAATTTATACTGGACCACGAGGTGGTAAATATTATTATAATTCAAAAGGTAAAAAAGTTTATATAAAGAAAAAATAGAGGTTGTAATGGATAATGAAAGTACTCAGCCTATAGAAACAACGGAATATAAACATGAAAATTTTCTTAGTATAATATTTACAGTTTTAGCAACTATATTAATAATTATTTTTATTTTGTTTGCTTTTCTTAGCGCATTAGTAAGAGAAAAATTACCATCTTCTTTTTTTTATTTAATTATAGTAGCAATTGTATTATATATAATGGCTTATTTTTTTTATCATTTTACTTATCAAACGAAGTTGTTAAAAAAAATTCTTGATAAATTAAATAAGCAATAATTATGCGTGGTGTATTTATAAGAAAAGGAAGCCCTTATTATTGGTTGCGATATTACGATAAACTTGAAGAAGACCCTAAACTTAGACGTAAGGAATTTAATACAAAAATTCCTGTAACTGAAGCAGATTTAAATAGATTTAAGCAACGAAAACATGGGGAAAAACAGATAATTAAGGGAACACCAGAATTATGGTTAAAAGTTAAAGAACTAAAAATTGCACTTGCAGATAGAGAATTTCAAAAAGAAACTGGTGTAAAAATTAAAAGAAGATTATTATTATCTGAAGGTCTGAAAGAATATATTGATTCTCGAAAAGTGCCAAAATCAAAACGAAAAATAAAAGAAAAAACAATTGAGAGTTACAAACTTGCTGTTAAACATTTTATTAATGCTGTTGGAGATAAGTATATTTATCAATATGATGAGAAACAATACAATAATCTACTTTTTTACTTTGATAAAATTAATCTTTCTCAAAATTCATGTTCTATTTATACAAGAGCATTATCAACTATGTGGAAATTTTTTGTAGAAAAAGGTTATACTGGGAAAAATATTATAGAAGCTGTAGATAGTGAAGAAAAAGACCCGGAACCAATAGAATTAGAAGATATGAAAATCATACTCAATACATTAAAAAGAAAAGAAAAACATCCTCATCATTATTGGCTAATATCATTTATGTTATTAATTGGGGTTAGACCATCATCAGCATTAATGCAACGTAAAGAAAATATTGATTATAATAGAAAGCAAATTATAATTGAGAATATTAAGACAGGGAAAAGAAAAGGAAAATCATTTTACAAATTTCCATTATATAAAGAACTTGAATATTTATTAAAAGAAGAGATGAAAATTAAAGAAGGGGAGGAAGGAAGATTATTTTATTGGTTCAGGGCTAATGAAAAAAATTATACATGGTCATTGCGATTTTGGAAAAGGGATATTAAAAAATTATTTGAAGAAGGAAGAATAAAGAAAAAATATACTCTTAAACAGTTACGTTCAACATTTATAAGTTATCTTATAAATGAATTGCACATGGATATTTATACTGTATACAAACTTGCAGATCATACAGATATAAAGATAACTGACAAGAGTTATATTGATTTTAATATTGATAATGCTCGTAAGATATTAGATAATGCTTGTTTAATTAGTGATTAAATTATTCAGCACTATTTCAGCACAGAATTATTTAAACGATAAGAAATGTGCTGAAATTAATATCGAAAAGTTTGAAAATTGATTAAAAATTAGGTTTTACCTTACTTACAAGCAGGGGGTCGTAGGTTCGAATCCTTCAGCGCCCACCAACCTAAAGCCTTGTAATTAAATAAGTTACAAGGCTTTCTAAATTTTCTATCCAATCCTTCGGAAAAAGAAATATTGACTGAAATCATTTTATAGAGAGAAATTTTATATTCAAGATTTTTAGAATTTAGCTGGAAGTTATGAATTAAGATTTTTCACAGGGTAAA